AAAGAAATTATTAACAAAGAGGTATAAGGGGTAAACAATGAAAAATAATATTAAAGAAAACTTTATAAATACTATATTTTTTGAAGGAGATTATATGTCCGATCAGACTGCTTCTGGGAAAGAAGAAGTAGGTAAACGATTGCAGTTTGATATAGATACAACATTAACAAAAGAGCAGGTAGAAACATTATACGATTTAGTTTTAAGAGGTCTTGATTTTTACGAGCATCTTGAGGTTGATACTGAAAAACTATTAAAAGCGTATAAGGGGTGACAATGAAAATATTAATAGGGTGCGAAACAAGCGGAACTGTTAGGGATGCTTTTTTAGAGAACGGCCACGATGCCTGGTCGTGTGATGTGTTGCCTGCTGATACGCAGACCAATAGACACATTCAAGATGATGTTAGATACGTCCTTCAATACGAACAATGGGATATGTTGATGGTTGCCCATCCACCATGCACCAGATTATGCAATAGTGGTGTTAGATGGTTGCACGTTCCACCACCAGGAAAAACTAAAGAACAGATGTGGGATGAATTAGAGGAAGGGGCGGCCTTGTTTTCAGATCTATGGAACGCAGACGTACCACGCATAGCAGTAGAAAATCCTGTGATGCACAAACACGCAAAACAACGTATAAGAAATTTTGTACCGCAAACACAAAGCGTACAACCTTATGAATTTGCAAAATCTATAGAAGATGAAGATAACGTGACTAAGCGCACTTGCTTATGGCTTAAAAATTTACCGCCATTAGTTAAGACAGGTACGCTCACTAAAGAAACAGCCAGACAGGACATACACCTAGCCAGTCCTGGCCCTGATCGTTGGAAGATTAGGAGCAAGTTTCATCAAGGCCTTGCAAAAGCAATGGCTGATCAATGGGGTGGTAATTTAACAAGAGAGGTAGCGTAACAATGAAAACAATGGCAACCAGAACAAAAAAAAGATTTCCACACTTACATAACTTCTTATATCAGTTGGCTTACTGCCTTCTGTTATTAGGATTTATGTTTTTATTTATTTATCAATTAGGAGAATAAAATGATAAAACAAAAACAATTCAAAACTTATGAAGTTTTGCAGTACATTAGCGATTCTAAAGGGGAATACAGCAAGGATAACTACGTTGTTTGCATGCGAACCCAGGACGAAAACATTGCCCTAGATAAAGTAAAAAGGAATCTAGCGCAGGGGTTTAGATCTCAAATAAGAGATAGGGGGGTAGCAGCATGGTAGGGAAGCTAACTAAAGATAATGGAATGACTTGTTCTATCCTGGCTACAGCAGCAGGACACAATCCTTGGAAAAGCAAAACTGAGTGCCTTGATGATTTAATCAAGGCTGACTCTGGCCAGAATATAAGAAAGGAGCAAACTGCCATAATGTCCAGGGGAGATATATTAGAGTCTGTCCTATTGAACACCGCTATAACTGAATTGAATTTAGATTATGGCCAAACTGATATTTTATTACCTATAACGCATACAGAAATCCCATTACAAGGATCCCTGGATGGACTTTGTTACGCACCTGATGGCATGACCATTAAGGAAGATCCTGAAAAGGGCATATACGTTATGAACGATAAAAAGGAAATAACTATAAGTGGTGAAGGTGTTATGGAGTGCAAACTAACTTCTGCTTATCCAGAAGATGAACCACCTTTATGGCGTGGCCCTATGCAGCTACAAGGATTGATGGACATAAAGCGAGCAAGCTATGGTGTTCTAGTAGTTTGCTATCAAAGTATTCATTGGCGTTATTTCATATACCCACGCCATGAAGCTATGGTGGCCCAGATCCATGAACTGGTCTTAGACATGGACAGGAGAATCAAAGAAAAGGATTATTTTCCACCAGAAAGCACAAAAGACGCGGCCATTGTTCACTCTGCGCCTAATGAAGATCACATAGATCTTAATGAAGAAGCGTTGGATCACATAGATCTATACAACTCTGCTAAGAAGGCCATTAAAGGTTGGCAGGACATCAAAGATAAAGCGCAGGTAGATCTAATGACTATCTTAGGGGATAACACCACAGGCTCTATAGCTGTGGATAGTGGACTTACTAAGACCACCTACGTTGTTAAATGGGGTATGCGTACCGTTAAGCCTAAGCCTTCAAAGATCGTTCCAGAAGAACCAGGTTACACAGTACGTTCTAATTCAATCAGTATTAAGGAAATTACAGATGAACTATAAGATTAGTGATGCCCCACTTAAAAAGGGCAGGTATGACCATCTGGTGGACATATTAATGGACGGTAAGACTTTACAGGATTTAGACAAAGTTACTTGCCAGGGAACTAGGCAAAGGTGTTATCAATTAGATATACCTGGTGCAACGATGAAGATCCAACCTAATGGCTTGTATTCTTTAGGATTAAGGGAAGTAGAGAAAGTTTAAAAGTGAAAGATAGTCTACTTGCATACTGTAATTATTGTGGGGCAACTGGCCCCTGGGAAGGTTATATAAGTGCTTTAAACCACAAAGAAAGAAGTGGGGAAATTACGGCCACTAACTGCGGAACGTGCCATAAACCTTTTTCAATCTCATATAAACAAGAGGATTAATCCTTAGAGGGCAATGTACGGTCATTCGCTGTTTCCAACAGTTGAGCGTTATATATTGCCCTTCTTCCTACCTGTTGTGCGTACTTAGAGTCTAGTAGATTCTTGGCCGCACCTTCCCAATTTTCATCCGCTAGATCTTTCAACATATTCTGGAAGTTAGATATAGCAGGAACGCCCATATTAAATCCCAAGTCATACATCACTAACTTTGCTCTGGGTGGTAGATCCTCGAACCAGGGCCATCTGGCCAGTAATTCCTCTTGCACTATAGTTATGTCGTTTTTAAGCATAACCATAGCTTCGTCTTCGCTTATACCTCTATCGTCTAAGTTTCGGCCTATCCCAATAGTGAGTTTGCCAGACGTGCAATGATAAGGCTTGAGCCTTAACCCCTCAAATTCTATAAGGTGTTCAGTTAATTCTTTAATCATCTTTAGAGTGCGATGCACCAAAGTAGAAAGATATGATGGCAGAAGCCAGGCCACCTAGATAACCTAGAACTAGGTTTATTAATGCTTCTGAATTTTGTTCTGGTGGTTGTATGGTTACTAGAAATATATAACCCATGAAGCCACCAATAACAGCAACACCTATGATTCTAGCCGTCCAATCTCTCGCAAACATAGATCTAGCACCTTGTATGTCTGCTGTTTCCAGGGCAAATAGATCTACGTCTAATTCTTTCATCTTGATTTCAAAATCATTATCAATCTTTTTTAGATCTGCAAGCTGCTCAGGCGTGGCGTTCTGCACAGCTTTTTCAACATCTTTTGGTGTGTTCTTGCATCCCAACGCCTGAGAAACCATATTCATTGCCATATTGCCCATTGGCCCACCAAGGGCAGTACCTATTGTTGGTGCTACAGCACCAATAACGCCTTTTAATAATTCTTTCATGGGTTAATTTATAAGTTGCATTTTCAGAACGTCAACTCTTGGGATCTGTCTTGTTAATTAGCTAAAGGATTTGTGCTATCTTCTAATTTATCTAATTCAATCCAAATTCTTTCAACATCACTTGTCAAAGAAGCAACAGAAGCCTGTATATCGCTATTGTCAGGTATTTTTATGCTGTTAATTTGTTTTTCTAAGTATGTAACTTGAGTTTCTATACTAGCAAAGCGTTCTTCTATTATTTGTTGAGCGTTTTCTGTATCTCCAATACCGCCTATCTGCGCTTCAAGATTTTCTAATCTATTCACATAAGTAGCACCTGTGTACCCAAAGCCTGCCAAAGTACCAACGATACCCACCAAAGCTATTATCTGTGTAGTTTTATTTTCAAACCATTCCATATTTTTCTCCTATAAATTAGGTTGTTGTTTAATCATATTATTCATCAAATTTATATTGTTACTTGCTAAATCATAAAAGCCACTAACATTATCACTTATGCTTATATCGCTATAAATATCTTTAGACTGATACCAGGTTTCTTGTTTAGGTATTTCATAAGTTTTATATACCTCAAAAGACGGTACATATCCTAAATAAGCTATTAATGTAGACTGGTCTGCGTATTGTCCTGTTTCTTGTTGTTCTGTTTCTGCCTGTTCTTGTTGTTCTTTTATATTATTAGCAATAATTTCGTCAGCTATTTGGTCAGCTTCACTAGCTGTCATTACTCCTGATACTGCTGTATTTATTTCACCTTGCATATTTTGTACCTGGACATCTGCCATAACTACTTGTGGGTTATTATCAAATGTTGGCATGGGTGTTATAACTGTAGAAACACTACTGACTGTTTGTGAACTACCACCTGACATACTGCTTGTGTCTTGGCTTAAAGAAAGAATAGTGTTTGTTTGCACATTAGCAGAAGCTATTTGGTCAGACATACTGGGTGAACTGCTTGTACTTATTCCACTACCTGTAACAGAAGAACTTACAGCACCACTATTCATACCGCCAGTACCACTACTGTTGTTGTTTCCGCTTGAATATCCTGTAGCAGAACTGCTAGAAGAATTACTGTTAGATGCCGTTCTTATGGATTGTCCAACAACATTTAACATAGTTGATGTTATTCCACTTCTTGATGTTCTTTCTTCGGCAATTAACTCTGTTTCTTCTTCAAGAATTTCATCTTCTCTTTCTTCTAAAGCAACTCTTTCTTCTTCTGCAAACTGTTCTTCTATTTCTTCAAATATTTCTTCTACAGCTTCTTCTTCAAATATTTCTTCTTCGGCGTAAAGTTCTTCTATTTCTTCTTGGGGATCTTCTGTTTCCTCTGATAATTCTTCTTCAAGCCATTCATCTAATTCTTCAATAGTTTCAAATTCTACAAATGTATTAATTTGTTCAAAATCTTCTATCAAAACGGTTTCTTGTAATACAAATTCTTCTATAAGTTCTTCGCTTGGGTTAATTGTAATTGCATCGTTTCTTTCAAACCCATCATAAGACAACAAAAACTCAGGCTCATCAAATAGTTGTATTTCATAAACATCATCAATCACGTTAAAATCTGGCAATGGATCTATTGCATCAGAAAAAGGTTCTTCAAAGCCACCATTAACAAATACATCTTCGTATTCAAAAACAAATACTTCTTCATTAGATTCAAAATCAAATTCTTCTATGTAAGTAAAAACATCTTCTTCAAAACCAAAGTTATCATCAAAACCAAAACTGCCACCTTGCATATCATCTTGATAACCATAATCAAATTCTTCTTCAAAATAATAAGCTACTGACGCTTCTTGCGTATAGCCTGCACAGAAGGGCGCGTATTGCGAGTCTTCACTACATTGTTGATCATCATAGGCTTCCCAATAAGAAGGACAGGATTCGCTGTAAAGCTGTGTAATATTACATTGCTGCGTTAGGTAAGCTGCTGCGTAACCAGAACAAGATTGATTGTTTAATGGATCACTACAATCTATAGAATTACCTGTTCCTACTCCATACAAAGAGCCACCATCTTCTAGCGCAGTATTAGATGAAGTGTTATTCCAATTAGTGTTCACACAAGAACTAGAATTAGTTGTGCCTGTACTACATTCGTCATGGTATAAATAGGTGTAACTTTGTGATGTACCGCTTCCAATTTCTCCAATTAATACATCATGGTTGATTACATTTAACCCACCGTATCTATATTCAAATGTATTATTTGGCCAAAGGATTATTTCAAAACTATTGTCTGTATTGCTTCTGTTATATTCCCTTAAATCATACCAACCAAAAATCATTTTAGAAGAATCACCCCAAGACTTTATTCTTGAGTTGTTGTCTCTAATTAAGTCTGTCCAAAAAGGATATAAAGTATAAGTATGCTGTCCTGTTAATGGATCTGGGGTATAGTCGTTACAATAAGATCCGCTTGTTTTGAAATGCAAACAGCCATTGGTTGCTATTCTGGCCTGATTAAATGTTTCTCCGTAGAAAGTAAAATTAAAAGACAGATCTATAGCAGGAGAAACCCCATCATCTGAAATTGAATAAGCTAATTCTCCTTCATAATTATTAGCGTTAGTTTGTAAATGATATAAAGATTGATTGGCTTCATATATGTATTCAGCTTGTAGTTTGTTAAGGCCTAATGCAAAAATGCTTGATAAAATTAAACTGCCTACAAAACACCAAGTTTGCCATTCATCTTTATGTGGCATTGTTCCATTCTTTTTTACATTGTTTGGTGGTTTTAGTTTTCTTAGTCAAAACCTTTCTTACACCGCTTACAATATCTTTGTTATACCCTGTGTCGTTGGGATTTAATCCTTTTTTACAGTTAGCTATCCAATTAGCTTTGTATTCTTTAGCATCAGGTCTTTGTGAAGGATTAGCTTTCCAACCTTCGGAAGCGTCTTTGCCTATTTTACCCATGTAAGGACATGGAGTGCCTGCCATTTCCATTGCTTGGAACACCCTGGCATCTTGGCAAAGCACGGAAACGGCTGCAACCTTCATACCCATATCATAGATATATTTACTTAATTTTAATCTTTCGCAATTTTCATCTGTAACTGTTCTTCCGCCAGATATACCAAACACCTGGCCCTGAAACGCCCCTGATCTTCCAACCGTACAAAGATCTTGTGAATAAGACATAATGCTTGGTGCTATTGCACTAGCAGGTGGCGCTTCGGTTTTAATATTTTGGTTAATAGTCTGTTCTGATTTACTCTGATTAATGTTCCTATTTGTATTGTCTGATTTAGTGTTATTGTTGTTTACGTTGTTCGTTTGTACGTTTGATTCAGACTTACTTTCGTTTTTGTTTACGTTTGTGCTGTTACTAACGCTGTTCGATTGATTTATATTCGTGTTGGTATTTTCAGAAGTACTGTTGTTATTAACAGTCTGATTAACGGTTGAATTTACTGTGGAATCAGATGTTGATGTAGAGGTATTAACATTATTATTTTGGTTCGTATTATTGGTCGTAGCTGTTGAAGTCGCTGTCGTAGTGTTTACGTTATTATTATTTGCCGTAGAAGTGCTGACGTTGGTATTAGAATTAGTTGCATTTGTAGTTGAATTATTAGTGTTAGTAGCCGTAGAAGTGCTGACGTTGGTATTAGAATTAGTGTTGACGTTGGTGTTGGAATTGGTGTTGGTATTATTAGTCGTGGTGGAATTGGTTGTATTTAAGTTATTGTTTTCACAATACTGCGTACCATTAGCACAACCCGTTCCAGTTTGGTCTGGTGCATCAGCGTATAGACCAACACTAAAAGATATAAGTCCAAAAAACATTAATTGATGAATGTTTTTATTCATTTTTAATTATTTCTTACGAGGTTTCTTTTTTACTTCTACAGTTTTATACGCTTCATTAACTTCTGGTGTTGTAGGATCATCAGCAACAAATTTACCTTCATCTGTTCTGGCCCTAACTTCTTTATCTTCAACACCTCTTATCTTCTGTGAAATGTATTTAATTGTTTCGTAATATGTATCTGCTAGTCTCATGTTTGCACCTCTGGTTTAAATATATTTAGATCTATTAGTTTCTGACGATTTACCATGTGTTCGTCTTCAACGTCTTTTTTTGATTGGCCAAAGTAAGCAACCGCCAAGTGATTATCTATTAACGCTTGATTGATATTTACTCCGTCCACCCAAATTGTTCCCAGGACTCTACCAAACTTGCCCCTGGAATCTTTTAACTCTGTCTTTATGACAATCTTCTTGCCGTTTTCTATTGAGTCTTTTAAGAAATCTTTAGCCAGTAGTCCTCTAGCCTTCTCATCCCTGTTGCGAGTGCGTGACTCAGGAGTATCAACACCATATAGGCGAATACTAGACTTAAAACTAACATCGAAACCAAGGCATAACACGCCCACCAAACTATCCCCATCAATGATTCTTTCAACCTCACAAGCGTATTCATACATTACATATACCTGGTAGCTATAAGGGCGGTAATTAATACAGGGTAGATCCCCCATATTATGGTTTCTAATCTTTTAAACTTAGCAGATCCTTCGTCTAACCTGTCTTCTATGTACTGGAAGCGAATAGCGTTCTCACGCTGATGTGCTTCTAGTGTTGTTATTGTTTCAGCTTGGCTTTCCATCTGGTGGAATCATATTTTGTAATTCGTTTTGTTTTAATCTGAAATGATCTTGTTTCATGTTGAACTCTGCAACGTGTCTTGATAGTTCTTCTATTTGGCGTTGTAAAAACTGTAAACTTGTTGCAACCCTGTATTGATCATCACTCATTGTTTCAGTATTCACCTTTCTACCGTCTGGTAGATCTACTTGGAAGGCTTGCCTTTGAATAGGGATGTTATTTTCCCCCATAACATTTTGAGAAATTTCTTGATCTTCTCCCAGGCTTTCTTTAGATATGTTTTTATTTTCTTCATTTTTATTTTCCATTTGGTTTGCACTCCTTATTTTTAATTATGAAATTGTTTAAATTATTTTTAGCTAGGTACGTTGAAATCTTGATCTGGTGTGCTTACAGCAGGCGGATTTGTAATGACTGAATCTACCTGGCTTGCAAAAACTTCATCCCATTGCGTTACAGGGCATAACGCTAGAAGTTGTGCATTAGTCCAACTACCTTTTGCTTTTAATGTATAGTTTGCCGCTCCGTTTTGATCTACTTGTGGAACATTTACGCTAAATTCAGACTTATAGTAAGTAGCATCGCCTTCATTATCGTTTTTATACGTCATTGTTATATTCCAATTATCCACCTTGTTATTTGCGTTTATAAATGGCACGCACTTTGTTATTGATTTTGTTACTGCCATTTTTACTCCTTAATTAAGTTTATTTTCTAATTCTTCAACTTTTGCAGATAATTCTTGTACTGCTCGTATTAATGGATGCACAAACATTTCTTGTGATAGTTCTTGGCAACCGTCGTCTGGATCTACTGTCCAACCACCAAATGTATCTACACCTGCTTTATCAAGTGCTGCTTTTACATCTTGCGCAATCATTCCGTGTAAAACTTTATCTGTTTCCATCATGTTATCTTCTGGATTTTCTTTATAGTCTTTAAAGTGTTCTGGAAATTCACAGTTAGGTTTCCATTCAAACGTGACAGTTTTTAGATCATTAATAAAATCTAATCCTAGAGTATCTTCTTTAATATTTTTCTTTTTCCTTTCATCCGAAGTACGAGTCCAAGAAGCATTAGTTCCAAAGTCATTGTGAACAATATTGCTTGATTTACCAAAACTAAAACGATTGTCTACATTTGCTGCTGATATGCCTGATCCAATAACAATAAGATGATAATTAAAACTTGATGATCCTTTGGCATTAGAACCAATACAGACATTATTGTGCGAACTTGTACCCAATGAATCTCCTGAACCTTTACCCACGCAAGTATTATAATCGCCAGTTGTAATAGCGTTTAAAGAATCCATTCCAATTCCAGTATTCCAAATTCCAGAAGTTATAGCGTGTAGGGCATGATTTCCGATTCCACAGTTGTAATCGCCCGTCGTTAAATCTGACATAGCGTTCATACCTAAAGCCGTATTCTGGAACGCTCCTGCTAAACCTGACGCTGATGCTATGTTGTAACCTACAAAACAATTTTGATAACCTGCTAATGCGGCAGAATTATCGGAAGCAACATAATGCCCAATAGCTAAGAGTTGCGATGTACTAGCAGAATCTACAACAGCTCTACCTGCGTAGTTACCTATAGCAATATTTCCGTTTGCGCCTGTTGTTTGTCGTACTAAAGCACTATAACCAATAGCTATATTGTCGCTCGATCCGCTCTGTGCGGCACCTGCATCATAACCAATATACATATTTCTAGGAGAATTAGTAGATTTGCCTGCATTTGTACCAATGGCCAGACAATCTTCTGATGTCGTTAAAGCACCAAGAGCATCATAACCAATTCCGATATTATTATTTCCTGACGAACAAGCATCGCCTGATCTGGCTCCAAAAAAAGTATTTTTCTGGCCTGTAACATTCTGTCCTGCGCTTGCACCTACAAAGGTATTGTAATCGCCCATGTCGGCCGCACCTGCGTAATATCCGACAGCTACGTTCTCCACCGCATCCACTACCGCGCCGCCTGCTTCATAGCCAATCATTACGCTATCGGATCCAGTATTTGCTGCATCCATGGCGTTATAGCCGATTATCACGTTCCTTTGGCCAGTATTTAAAGTCTTACCTGCGCTGAATCCCAAAACTGTATTTGCATCGCCAGAAGTCAACGCTGCAAAAATATCTACCCCTAAACCAGTATTGTAATTTGCAGCACTTATAGTTCCTGTGGCATCATCTCCAACCATAATTGAAGAAGTGCCAAATGTTTTAAATGTAGGCCCACTAGATGCCGTTGCCCAGGATAAAGTTCCAGATCCATTAGTGGTAAGTACCTGACTTGCAGAACCGTCTGCGGCAGGCAACACCCATATTTGATCGCCTGTTAGGGCAGGTGCTTCAAAACCAACGTAGTTAGCACCTTCATAAAACCTTAATTCATTAGCGGATCCGTCTAAAGATACATTTCCTGACACGGCCAATGTAGAGTTAAGATCTGTAGCACCAGAAGCAGCTAAAGTAGTGAAAGCACCTGTTCCTGCTGAACTAGCACCTATATTAGTGCCGTCTATTGTGCCGCCGTTTACATCAACCGTATTATCTGCCGTGACAGATAAAGGCATGGTGATCCAGGCATTATTGGCCGCGTTTCTTAGTTTTAATAAACTATTGCCTGTGTCTATCCAAAATTCATAAGCATAAGTAGTGGATGGTGCGGAAGATCCGCTATTGTTTGAAGAAATGGCCAAAGCCATATTGTTAATGTCTGCTCTAACTGTAGCACCAGACGCATTTGCTATTACATAATCATGTTGTGCCATTTAAAACCCACCTTTACACGTTATAAAATTTATACGAAAGACCGTAAGTTGCATATTCATATTGTCAATATCCCCTTGCTAAATAGTAAGCAGTTCTGGATATGCCAGTACCGCTAGAATTATAAAAACGTAATGTAAAACCTGTAGCTGATGAACTGGTGATGGCGTAATAATCTCCTGTAGCCATGTCATTGGCCGTTATAGCTATCTGTGGTGTAGATAAAAAGGCCGTGCCATAAGTAAAAGCCGTACCACCTGCATTAGTAGTTCCTGTTTCTGATTCAAAACGGTAATAAACTTCTGCTTTTGCCACTAATTGCGTTATGTTTATTTGGTGAGTTGCATCACCAGAAGTGCATTCAACTTTAAATTTAAACCCTCTGCCGTAATAGTTACCAATAGTAAATTCTTGATAGTCTGACCAGGTTGCTCCCCCACTTGCAGGATCGTCATTAGTGCTGCTGATGAACATAGTGGCATTGAGATCATCAAAAGTATTGGCATCAACAGCTTCCCAAGAGTCTATATTCTGCAAATAGTTATCCCATATATCAGAGGTAGAAACTGCATTGAAACTTATACTGCTTGATAGGGTGGCATTAGCTACAGCACCTAGATCTATTTTGTTTGTAAATTCATAAGATCCAGATAGATCTGCGCCACCAACTGAATCTATTAGGCCCCAAGTATCAATATCACCTGCAACGCTATCCCAGGGCGTATCGGCTTCAAATTTCAGATAACCTGTATCAGAATCTATAACCATATTTGTTTTTGTACCTGCAAAAGAAGTGTCTGTAACCGTTGCTGCTGTTCTTTTATCAAACAAAGAAGGTGATACGGTATTGACTATTGATTTGGCTGCTGCTGATTTATTTCCTGTAGAATCAACGGCTTTTATTAAATAAGTACCAACTAATAAAGGCATTGAAGTTGAATTAGAAGATCCTGCAACATCTGAACCTATTTTTATAGCCGTACCCCAAGTAGCACCACTTGTTGCCACAGAATGTCTTATCTCAAACGTACCACCAACCTTAACATCTATATCTGGTGATGGTGTCCAGGAAAGATTTGCCTGTGTGCTTTCAACTCTTAGATAGAAACTAGCCACATTAGCAGGGGCCGCGCTTAGTCCTGTAATTTCTGCCGCAATAGCAGAATAAGCTGATTTTATTCCTGCGTCATTAACTGCTCTTACTCTAAAATCATAATTACCAGGTGCTATATCAAAAAACTCAAAGAAAGTACCTGTTGCTGATCCTAGTCTTTCAAAATTAGTAGATTCGCTAGTTAATTTATATTCAACCTCATAACTTTCTATATTTATTCCTAATGCTTCCCAATCGCTGTTTGCTATAGCTGTCCATGATAAAACTGCTTTTGCTTTTATTCCTGATCCTAAAGTAGTTGATACAAGTGATTCAGTTACACCAGTTATTCCAGGCGGATTAACAGCAGGTAAGGTATTTGTTCCATTAACCTTTAAGAGTACGCTTACATAATCGGATTTAAAATTTGCAGTATTAACAGATCTAACAGCAAATTGATAAACCCCTGGATCTAAATTATCTATTGTAAATTGCTTTCCTGTTACCGTACCTGCTTGTGTATATGTTTTACCGCTTGTTCCTGCAATGTAAGCCACTTCATATTTTTCTAAATAAGAAGATGGAGAAGATGCCCAAGCTAAAGTAATTCTGTTGGTAATTTTTGGATCATTAAACAATAGCGTTTCTGTTGCAGTTATAGATGTTGGTGCATTAACCGTAGATAAAGAAGGAAGGTTTGTATTAGGGGCAGTATCTATTGCACTAGCGGTACCGTGAACATAGACATTTGCATCATATTCCATAGCCACAATAGCAACTTCATCGTTTGCTTCTAAGGTAACTTGTATAACTCTAAACAACTTACCAGATCCACTATTAAGGCTTGTCCAACCAGGCGCATCTAATTTAATGTATATAACATCTCCCACCTCTGCTAGTAGGCCCTCTTGCGTTGTATTAAATTCAATTAAAAGTCCTTGCCTAGACTGTTTCATTGTTTGTTCGGCAATATAAAAAGCCATCAATCTATCTGCTGTAAATGGCAATTCTATTTTTCTCTCTAGCAGCATTTCATTGTCAGCAGTCTTGTAAGCTGCACTTTCAACGTATTCAAAATCAGCTTGCCATTCTCTATCAGGATTAAAATAGTTAGCACTAACTCTGTTAGCTAAGCTGTTTTTACCTGGTAGAGTTATATTGAAATTGGGCAGAATATTTGATTCATCAAATGTTAATGAAGCACTTTCAGCTTTATCAATAATTAATTTGTAAAAACCGCCTGTATAAACAAGCATCCCCCTACAGCTACTAAGTAATTTATTTAGAATATCTAAACTTGACTCACCTACAGTCACTACTCCGTTTAAAGTGAATCTTTTTTGTCTAACTGTATTACCATCATCTAAAACAAAGTCTATTTCTTCATCACAATAATTAGCCGCCGCTTCAAATGCGCTATCACTTATTTGGCTTCCTGGTATTCCTCTGCCGTATGTTGAGTTCATCAAATAATCCCTGATGCAAAGGGCAGGGTTATTAGAATATCTATCTATAGAATAAGCGGTGCCTGCGTATTGATTTCTGGTATCTTCTACCATTCTTCCTTTTACATCAGCATTTATAGTCGGCAGTCCTGATTTCCATACATCTTCATTAGCTTCTAACCTTATATAAAGATAAGCAATCCCTCTTAGTCTGTGTTCATCCCCCCATTCAAATGGCTTAGTTTTACTATCTGAAATTGCCTTTAAATCCTTATCTACAGTTTGCCCTGTTTCTCCTAAATGAACATTGCAAAATACTTTGCCTTGAAATCTTTCGTCTTGTACTGGCCATATTTCAACATTATTAGCATAAACTTTTTCTACTGCGCCTATAGGGCCTTCGCATAAAGCAATAACCATATTTAGGTATTCATTAGGAAACTCATCGGTTACTGCTCCATCCATAGTGTAACCATCTGACGTTCCAATAAATACTTGAACACCACCTACACGCCTTACTCCATATATAACAGGCAAAGGCGCGGAACTGGATCTTGAATTACTTAATACCGTTGCCCCTTGTTGGGCAAGACCTATTTGTGGAACTTTATATAAGCTGTTTAATGCCCCACCTATGGCATTAAAGGTTGCACCTGCCGCTATATAACTCAGAACTGTAGCAGCAGTATTGCCTACACCTGCTGCCCAAAATACAACGTAAAAGAAATCTATTACTGCTTTAACTGCTGATACTGCTCCTGGCATTACTCTATCCTCAAGGCCCAATCAAATAATGTAAAATCAACTATTTTGAATATAGTCGTACAACTTCCTTCAAACACAGAAACTATCTGGGATCCCAAGCAAATATGGGCCAACTGAAACAGCTTATGATCCACAATAAGCAGATCTCCCATTCTGGCCAGCTTAGGTGGTATTTTTATGGCTCCTGCTTTAATAATTCCATCGCTTAGCGATTCTGGGTATTCTTTCCTATAACTTACAGCTTCTTTCTTTGTGTTGTATTTCTTAAACACTTCTTTGTGTACGTCTTTGCCCCATACTTCGTCTAAATACTTCAAAACTAAGGTGTGGCAATCATTAACCCCCCAGGAGAAAGGTTTATACTTTTCTTTTTCTACAAAATTTATAGTTTCTTGATCCTTCATTCTTATATCGGTATGCGTACGCGATTTTTTGGCATAGCTATTTCTATTTTTAATGTTGTATTTGCTTTACCACCCCTGACTGCGCTTGTTGCTTTTACAGGAAGTTTAACGTAGGTGTATGCTCCACCGCCCATCGCTGTGGAAGTGGCGGTAGTGCTAACAGTTACAGTAAAAGAATTAGCATCTGGAACACTAGCTACTGTATGTGAAGTATTTAATTCTTCCGCAGGAATACCCCCAACACTATTGCATCCATTTATATAAACCGTATCACCTACTGCTAGTCCGTGTGCGGTGTGATGGAAGGTAACGGTAGTGCTTCCTGACGTAGTGGCCACAAAAGGAGTGTTAGGTGAAGATCCGTCTAATGTAACAGAATTTCCACCACCATAATTAACGGTGCTGCTTACACTATCTGTTACCGTTACGTTGTAGGCATTATTATTTTTTATGGCAGCTATGGTTTTAGTACCATTGATACTAGATGCAGAAACACCGCCTACGTCAGTTGATCCTGCTATTACAACAGTATCGCCAACATCTCTGCCGTGATCAGCTTCATTTACGGTAATCGTGTTATTGGTGCTTGTGTCTGTAGATATAGGTGGTGCGGTTGTTTTTTTATCTTCCACCACTTCTATTATTGCTCTCTTTGCTCCTGTGCCGCTTGCAACTTCTTTTACTTCATACGCCCTTTCTGTTAATTTTTCTTCTTCTATACCACCAACTGTTCCTGTATTTTCTAATTGTATATAATCCCCAACTTCTACTTCTTCTGTTGGATCTACAACTGATACATAATTTTGTTTATTAGTTGTAGTCTGAGTCTCTATGCCTGCTGTTGGTGGTGTAACATCATAAATAGTAGTTTCTCTGCCACCTTCATAGTCTCTATTTACATCTACTGTTTCTTCTACTACAAATGTATATTCATTGTCATTAACAACCGTAATAGTGTGTATTTTATTAATAGAGGAAGCAGGCACGTTACCTGTTCCTTCTGCTCCTGCTATTTCAACTGAATCTCCTGTGGCGCGACCATGTTCAGCTTCATTAACGGTTACATTGTTAGCATCAGACGTAGAATAGCTTAATATTCCGCCCCATATTTGAGAAGTTAAGGGCGACCAATTTCCTGGCTCTGTAGTCCTTCTGAATGATCCGCCTGTAATCATTCCTGTTAGACCACCAGATCCTTCTTCTCTAGTGCCTGTATTAAATTCAGAACCCCAAACTATGTCCTTTACTATCTCTGATGCGTACTCCAATCCCTTATCACCAGGATAATATAACTGTTGATTTTGATGGTTTAAATAACGACCAGTAACCTTTTCAAAATCTACAAATTGATTAGCAACACTAGCTGTAACACTAGCCAGGCCTGTATCAGCGTCTTCATTGATAACTGCGTTATCTATGCGGCCATCAAATATAATAATAGGACTGCTGATTAAAGCGTTTGAACTATTTATAAAGGCCTTCCTTATTATCACTTTGCGATCAACGTAATTCTGGCTAAGTAATAAATTCGTGTAAGTTTGATCCACCCCAGACAATGTAAGTGTCATAGAACTAGCTGATATTTGTGCTGATTCCTCAATGGAATCAAAACCTAAAAAGAAACCCAACGCTGAATAGGTATTGCTGTTGTAAGTTATATCTCTAAAGGAATCCGTTACATAGTGTGTGCTGTCCAAATAAACTTCAATCAAATGGCACGGTTTAGATTGATCTTTAACAATCTCTGTGCGGAAAGCTGTTGAACTTCCTCGGTTAGCCATTACGGAACCTCTATTAGATCTATCTCATAAGCATAGTAGCCAGAAGCGTCTGTATTAAATTGTCTGTTGTCGCTTGCAAAAGCTACCTGAAAAGGAACGGAACTAATTGTAATTGTTTCGTTATCGGCAACAGCAGCTTCTAACTCTGGTGCAAAAGTTAAAGTTGCTGTACCAGATCCACCTGAGGTCATATCTGCTGTAACCATATAAACCTTACTGTGGCCTGAAAACTTAATGAAATCTCCAGATCTTAGAATATTGGATGTACTTGCCGTCAAGCCGTCTACACTTGCTGCTGTAACGCCTGCTGCTAAAGCACCATTTACTACAGGTGTTTCGCTAGAACTTCCTCTGGTTGTGCCAATTGTTGTAGGCACCCAATTAAAAGTTTCATATTGTCCTTTTTGTGAAACACTAAATGCGTAAATACTAGCTAGATCCGCCCTGGATAAAGGTGGGAAAGTAACCTTGAATAGCCATCTTTGGCCGCCCCTAGATCTAACTTGTCTTCTTAAATTATTGGCCACGCTAGTAAATGTAGGCTCTATGCTTTGTACTTCTATGCTAGAAGGGGCAGGGGTGCTAGGGAATGTTCCGCTCATGCTCCTAATGGCCCCCTTCTGCCGCGTTTTCTAAATGATTGTTCTACGATACCCACAATAGTAGGTGCTTGTTCAGCTATAGCTGCCGTAGCGTCTTTAGCATCAAATGCTTTAATGTCATAAGTTATGTTTATGTTAGTTTCACCACCACCTACTGCTGCCAGTTGATGGTTAGGCGTAATCCCACCACTTTGGCCTGGTGTAAATAATTCTGGCCCTTTTTCTCCTACTAGATAAGTTCTGCCTGCTGATACTGGCCCACCTGATGCTCTGCCTGGAAAGCCAAAGAAGGTACCAATAGCACCCACGGCTCTTTGTACTATAAAAACTCTAATTAATTCTGCTATTATCTGCTTCAAGATATTATCCATCACATCTTTAAGACCTTCTGCGCCTGTTTGAACATTCATAAAGGCATTAACCAACCCATCTTCTAAAGTTTTTCCTACCTTCTCCCCTAACTTCTCCATGTCTTCAAATTTATTTTTGCCGTTGTTAAAGACTTGATCGAATCCATTACCAAATCTTTCTAGTGATTCTGCTGCTGTGGAAAGGTTGTTTGCAAGATCTTCTACTTCGTCATTCAGACCACCTTCGCCTTCTGTGCCAGGATCAGAAAATAATTTCCTTAAACTATCTGCTATATTTTTATACTTCTTCTCAAAGTCTTCCATGTTTGCTAAATCTATTTTTAGCTGCTCATTTATTTTTCCTAATTGTTTCCAACCATCTATCACATTCCAGTCATTCAATGCTTCCCATCTTGCAGCTACAGCCTGCATTTCTATTTGCACTTCTTTGAAGAACTGAATTACACCACCCAACACTTCTATAGTTTTAGCGGCTCCTTCTACAAAACCGCCTGCTATACTCTTGCCTATAGATTCAAGACCGCCTTCTGTTTTGTTTATTTCAATTACCCAATCTCTAAAGTTGGTAATCAAATTATCAAGCATAGGGGATAGGGCAGCAAAGGTCTGATTAACTAGACCGCTTGCTATAAATTGTAATTCTGAAAAACGATCATTAAAACTTTCAACGGCCTTTACGGCTTTGCCACTTACAACAAAACCCATTTCATCTGCTTTTCGAATCCAGGCATCAAAGGCTTCTGCACCTTCTCCAAAGACCTGATTCATTTTGATACCTGCTCTACCAAACATGGACTGTAGAATAGATGCTCTTTCTGATTCTTGGCCTAGTTTACCTATACCTTCTACTACTTCTTTTAGCAGCTCATCGTTAGTTTTTAAATGGCCACTATTGTTTCTTAGTTGTATGCCCATCCTATCCAGGGCGTATGTGGCTTCACCTGTGCCTTTTACAACTACGTCACCAATGTTTTTGGCAAACTTTTCTAGGCCTTTATTAAGATCTTCAACTGACGCGCCACTTTCTACTGCGGCTAATCGTAATGCTTGTATTTTTTCGGCAGCAATACCTGTTCGGTCTGCCGTCTTGCCTACATCGTCTAGGGCATCAAAGGCTTTCTTGCCCAGGGCAACAAAAGCTGCGGCTGCTGCTGTGACAGCCACCATTAGACCAGTTACTACTTTGGCAACGCTCTTGGCTGCTCCGCCTAGTTTGCTCACCATGCTAGTGGCGAGTTTAAATTTACTGCTAAACTGATCTTTAGCAGCAATTATCATCTTAAACTTATCCACTTTTCTTACTCTCTAATATTTTTATATAAGCTAACCAACCAACAAACTCGTCAACCGTTATCACGCTTAACTCATCAAGAGTCTTATGTAGTCTGTCTGCTAATGCGTATTGCGTGAATAAATCCGCATCAGCTCTTATTTTTTTTCTGCGGTCTCCAGATCATCAGTTCCCATTATCCAAGTACCAATCTTTGTCAAAACGGCTACATCAACGCTATTCATTAATTTGTACTTGTCGTCCATCGTGAATAATTTATCGCCATTTTCATCTAATGCCTTGTGTATCAAAGCATAAGCTAATAAAGCCAAATCATCATTCTTAGATAAACGGTATAACTTTGAACTTTCTTGGAGAGTCAAAGGCTTAGCATAGATCTTGAAGGTGCCACTCTCGTCTGCCCATTCTTCAACTTCCATAGATCTAATGTCTATGGAGTTGAAGTGGGAGACCGCTCTATCTATTGCGCTCATAGTCTTAAACCGTTGCTGTGCTTACTGCGCCTGTGTAGGTCGCACTAATGCTTGCTTCAACCATGCCATCAAAAGATCCTGTTATGGATTTTGATGTAACTAAAGCCGTTCCTGTGTAATAAGTATCACCTGAATCTGCTCCTTCTGGATAAAGAATCAAAGTAACAGATGATCCTGGTGCTAATGCAACCTGACCATTTGTATCTGTTTCATCCCAGAATACATCAACTGATGCGTCAGCAGATGTTAGACCTGCAAGATAAGATCTTGCTGAATCTCCCATAGCCGTGTCTTCAATTACATCAGCGTTAGTATTAAGACTCCATGAACGAACTTCTGCAACTGTGTTAGAAGCTACTTTTACAAGTCCTGCTTTTCCTGCGTGTGTTGCCATTTCTATTCCTCGCTATTTTTATTATTTTTACTTACAGACTTAGAGGAATTACCCTTCTCAGTCCAACCTTTACTTTTTAAATACTCCACCTGGTCAATATGTGCATCAATGCTATCTTTGCCGTCTGGAGAATATAAAATTGCCATTTTTTACTCCTTACACCGCCGTTTGTGGTGCATTTTCAATAGTCATGTATTGAACGATGTAGGTCATAGAAACGCTTGCAACAGGCTTGTCTCCCTCTCCATCAAATTCAATTTCTGTAGATTCCAAGTATGAGTTCTTAGCCAGGCCGTTAAGCGTGACATCATTACCCAGGGCCGTTTCAACTTCTGCCGCTACGGTATCAATCGTATCGTCATAGTTGCTTACAGCTTTTACATATCCTTCTATTACTAAAGATAAATTTCTTAAAACAGTTCTCGTACTACCTATGGTCTGTGCTTCGCTATCTTCTGACTTGGTGTAGATCAACAATCCTGGAAGGTTTGCCGCTCCCATGGGATATACCCTGGATTGATAAACCTTAGATCCAGTAGTGGTTAAACCTGTAAGGGTTGTAGCCGCTCTTTCTCTTAATTGTTGTCTAACGTGTGCCATTATTGTTGCTCTAACACTAAGGCTGTTACGCCTGTGCCGTCTGGTTGTACGTTCACTATGTTATAAGTAATACTACTAATTTGAATCGTGTCGCCAATTTCAACATTGGTCATATCAGAACTTCTGCCTGTAGCCACAGGTTGAGTTCCTTCTACTTCCATGCCCAATCCAGGATCTATTGCAAAATATTCTTTATTAAGTATCACGTTAATAGATGAACCAGATCCATTGATGGTAATTGTTGCAGAACTACCATGTGAATCAGTTTCAAAATATCCTGCTAAATCTGCTGACGATTCAAGAGCCATTACTTAGCCTTTTTTTTAGGTGCCTTTTTAACGGCCCTATCTTTTGTGGATTTAGGCTTATCGGAGACATCGCTTGCAGTACCGTTACTAACAAACTGCCTAGCTTCGGCAGAAGCAACTTCTACTACCTCATTCTTTTTGCGCATTACGCCCCTTATATAAGCATCCTGTTCCATTTTTATTTGTGCCATTGTTTACTCCTTTGAAAGAGGGGAGCGAACTCCCCTCAAATCAAACTAATTAGACAGTTATATCCTTAATCGCGCAGAACGCGTTAGGGATTCTTACTGCAACATCTACGTCTTGGAAGAACGCGATTCTAGTTCCGCCAGATGTACTTAATGTTGATGAGTCCACAACTACATCTACGCCCGACCAGAAACCAAGCATAACTTGTGAGAAATCACCAAGAATTAAAGCATGGCAAGATCCAGAAGTTGATCCTTTAGTTAATGTTTTAGGCACGTTAGTTGAAACATTAACGCTGTGTCCTAAGATAGAGTTGCTATCGTTTAGGATGAAGTTGCCTTCAACACCTGAACTCTGTCTAGGTATCTGTCTCATAGCACCCTGGACTCCAGGCGTGGTTATGAAGTTGATAGTGCTACCCATCGCATTATCGTTCTGAATAGCAGCTTCCATGTCTACAACTTTGGCGTAAGTTAATGCACCACCGTTTGTACCAATAGCAACAACCTGAGTGTCAGATTCTTGTAAGATACCAGAAGGCTCATTAGAACCACCACCATTGATAGCAACTTGGTCAATCTTAGAAGCCATAGTTTGCACTACGTCATTTCTTAGGATTGCTTCAACTGACGGATCAGATTGAAGTGCTAATTTTCTAGTGTAGTCTACATAAGTAGCTAGAGTCTTAGGTGCCATTGTGACTTGACTGAAAGTCGCGGATCCTTCGCTTGGGGCTGAGCCCTCTGCGACGAAGGCTGTGTTAGTTACAGATGCAGATAGCTTTGGAATCGCTATATCACCTTGTAAACCACTCATCACTCTGCCGCCTAATTGTGCAACTACTGATGTGGCGTAAACCTCACCAATGAACTCATTAGCTAGATGGTCAGTTCCTTTTAAGAAACCACCTGCTGAGTTAGTTCCAACAGTTTGGTCACGTTGGCCCCATCCAATATCCATAGGAAGATAGAAACCTCTGGCTGATTTGCCAGATCTGTTTGCTATCTCATCAGATATTTCTCTTTCAAGACCTGCGTTAGACCAGTCACCGCTTGATGCTGCTCTTATTGCGTTTAAGAAAGAGTATCTACCTCTTTCTTGCTCGTTTAATCCAACTTCTGCTACTGGTGTTTCAAGTGGCTTTTCATCGGATATGTTATTAAGAAGGATCCCTCTAAATTGCTCTAAAGAATGTCCTTCCGCTATAGAAACATCAGCTAAATCACGTTTATTGTGCTTTGTAGCTAATGCAAGTATTTCCTTTGCTTCTTTAGCAACTTCAGATCTAACGCTTACTGCGGTTTCAGATCTAACAGCTTCTAAATCAACTTCAGGAGTTTTATTTTCTTCCATTGTTTTTTCCTTAATAGAATTGTTTATCTCAACAGGGGTTTCACGTTCTACCACCTCTGCGCTATCTTTTGATCTGGCTACACCAACCATAGGATTAGTGTCAGCAGGTAAACTGACCAAACTGGCTTCCATTGGAGTCCAGTTCGCTCTGTAAGTCGTATCTTCTAAAGATTCATCTCTAACCATAGAGTTGATTCTGTAGCCTACTGAGACAGATCTTTTAATTCCGTCTAATACGTCTTGCCAGGTTTCTTGTGCTAGTTCGCTTCTTCCAAAGCGCACCGTTGCCAATGTCCTATTGGTAGCACCGTCTAAATTAAAATCCTGCACTATGCCTACTTGCCTTGTCGTATCATGGTCAAGTAAAACAGGCATATTGCCGCTTCTTGCCCAAGTCATATCAACTGACTCAGGGGCATGGTCTAAAACTTCCATGCCAAAACTACGCTCCACAGGCTCCTCTGAACTAAGCGCGATGCGGACAGTTCTTTTGTCCTCATCTATGAACTCGGCTCTTGAGAGATCTATAGAACGGTAGCTTGTTTCTTCGCTAAAATTGCGATTTTCTTCTTCTTCGGTTTCCACAACTTCTTCTTCAACAGATTCAGTTACTTCTTCCTCGGAATTTTCTACTACTTCATCATCCATATTATTCTCCGTGGATTTTAGTTGTAAATTTGAGCCGTTAGGCTCCCTTTCTGATGGCGTTTTATCACCTTCAAAACCTTTTTTAGTCATTTCTAACCCCTAGCAGAACAGCAAAATCCCTTAGACCTACGAAAATAAGATGTCTGAGAGTGCGCCCAACATCTACATTTTGCTCATCATTTGGTAACAAATGATCCCACCTCAACTGCTTATTCATCTTCTGCGCCCTGTATTTCTGGCTCAACTGCGCTAGTTTGCGCTCCAAACGGCTGAAATGCCGTAGATACGCCGTATTGCTCTGCTAATTTTGTCTCTCTGTCGTGCTGTTCAAACAATTCCTCTACGTCACGGCCGTAAGCGGCTTGAATATCGCTCATTGTTACCTGGCCAGACTTTAGGCCCAGGATGTTGGCCTGTATTTCCTTCTGCGGATCTACATAACTCCAGGATCTAGGAATAAACGTAGTTGATTCAGCAAACTTATCAAATCTAGTCATAGGAAGGGGTATTTGATTCGTAGTCATGGCCATTTCTAACCATTCTTTAAATACTGGCTCTATAAAGTGTGCAATTACAAATTCTTGTATAACTCCAAACTGTGCGCGGTCTTCTAGTGAGCCTGCGCGGATAGAACTGTAATTAACTGAACTTAAATCGTTAGCTAGTGAGTGATAACTGATATTTAAACCACTAGATATGCCCCTAAGTATGGCTTTTTCAAAGGCATCAAAGGCAGATGTAGGGTGATTAGGCTCAAAACTCTTAAAGTCCATGCCGCTTGGTAGCTGCTCAAAGGTACCAGGCTCGGCTTCCATGATAGGAGAGAAAGTATCTTCGTAGTCTTCACCCAAATAACCATCACCACCAGGAGAGGTATAGAACCCCATTTTGCAAGCTGCAAGCCTTGAAGCGGTTAATTCTGCCTGCCTATAACCATTTAAAGTGTGTATTTTATCCATTGCTGTGGCTGTCCAGGGTACGCCACGCGTCATTTCTGGTCTTTCTTGCATATAAGCATGGATCATTTCGTTAGCAGGGATCCTTGTGTACTGCTTTGTGTTTGAAGTAGCGTAAGTTGGATCATCGTAGGGGTGTTGTTTGAATAAGTGATAAGCCAATGGCCTTCCAACGGCATTGGTTTCAACTCCCATTCTTATATTTGCATCACCTTCTGCTTTTTTGCTTAATTCCTCATCTAAGTGGTCAGCTTCTACAAATTGAATAGAATAATTAAAAGGATTGTCTTTTGTCTTGACGTGCTTGACTAAACACTCCCCATCTCTGGCTAATGTCTCAACAAATAGCTTTTGTGCATCAATAAAACTTAATTTACCTGTTACGGTGCAATTTTCTTTCTTACACCACCTGGCAAACTCGCGCTCTATGATCTGATTGCCTACTAAATCTAGCTGACCGTTATCATCTCTGGCCTTGCAAGAAAGTCTAATTCCTTTTGTGCCTATAACATTGGCAGATAGTAACGCTAAATAGCGTTTAACATAAGAGTCATTTCTGGCCAATTCCCTGGATCTATCCCTTAATGTGCGTAGGGCAGGGGCCAGTTCTGCATCAGCAGACTTTGAATTACTAAAAAAATCAGCAAATAAACGACCTTTATTAGCACCTGCGTAGCTTCGCAGGTTTAAAGGTCTTGCTCTCTTACGTCCACCAAACAATCTTTTGTACCAGGGCATTTAAAATCTCGCTTTTATTAAGGATCCTGTGGCTAGGCCTTTACTGATCCTGTCTTTCTTTACTTCTAAATTAACTTTGTATCTGTAATATTCGTACCAATCTCTTATTTCTTCTGGAGTCATACGGCTTAGAGATCTACCTGCAATACTCATACTGGATTGGTCAATACTGGCCCTGGATTCCAACATTGCTTCTAGTGCATCAAACACTACTCTTGCGTGGGATCTAGGATCTGACGAATCAGCATCTAGGTTGGCTTTTAAAGTTGCATAACCAGAACTAACTACAACTCTTTGTGAAGATGCGTTAGTGATGTATTCCTGGTAACTATAATCGCCTTTCGTATAGGATGCGGTTGTAGAACTCGGCACCTCTACTATGTAGGCTGTAGAACTTTCCGTAATAACTGAACTGGCAAGCGTTATTTCTGTGGCGGCTGAACTTAATAATCTAAAACTATAAGTTAGCGTATAACTAGTGGGGATGTAATCTGTTGCTATATCTTCTCGTTTCCAGGCCCAACGGTCGCCAACCGTTAATGTCTCTGGCACATTAGAAGGGTAATTTTCTGAATCAAATAAATTAGCCAATTTCTGCCCTCATACAGTTTTTTTAAGACCGTAAGTTGCATTTTTAGCTTGTCAACACTCTACCAATCTTTAACGAATGATTTTTTTCGCTTTGGAGTACGTCTTTCTTTTATTAGATCTCTTGGTTTTGCTTCTTTTACTGGAACTTCCTCTTGTGTTTGCTCAACTGGATCTGGCTTATTGGCTATTCTTTCCAGGTCAGGGTTAAGTATATGCAGGGCAACCAGGCTGTAGTTGTAACAATCTAAGGCTTCATTTCTATCTCTTTTCTGTACCCAAACAACAGACTTACGACCTCTGACATATTTAATTGCTCTTTTCTCGGCCGTTAGCTGTTTAAAGTATTCTTCATCCATTGTAGCGGCAAAGTGAATATAGCCTGGGCCTGGCTCATCAACTTGTAACCAACTGAATAGAGTTTCTTTACAGGTATCTACACCTGCGGCAAACAACTGAACTCTTTGTCTTCCTGATTGTGAACTTTTACCTGCTATTGGCTTACCTGCCTGGCTCTGTCCTTTTATCGCAAAGATCCTTCGCCCTTGTCTTGGCTTTACAAAGTTATATACAGATTGTGTTTGATAACCTGAGTCAATAGATACGCAAGCTATAGAAAGGCTTGGTAGTGTCTCCCTCTCGTACCTTCTTTGTAGGTAATCATCTAAATCTTTCCATACCTGGTATTGTGCTGTCTCTCCCCAAAAGACTAAATGCTCTATTACATAAGATTGCGAATCAAGGCCCCAACCCACAACGCTTATTTCTACCCTATCTTCCTGACAGTCAACACCTGCCGTTATAACCAACACTTCATCTGGAATACATGACTCATCCCAATTTTCACGCCTGGCCATTAGACCTTCTGATTCTATTTCCTCTCCTTGATCTCTCCACACTTCGCCAAGTGATGTATTGATCCAGGTCTTCAACATTTCTGGGTGCTTCCTGGCCAGATTAAAACCAACGGCCATAGATTCCCAGGTTGACCAGGGAGAATACAATTCTGATATGTGGAATCCTGCAATAGTGGTTGTTTCATTTTCTGCGCGCCATTCTCCGTTTCTTAACATCTGTATTTTGTGTTTTTCTTCCATAATAGATCCACATTCTTGGCATACATAATGTGCGGTTTCAGGCTCGTTTTCTTCCCAATGAATGTTGGCCCATTCCAACGTAATATATTCATTACAATGTACGCAAGGCACCCAGAATCGGCGTTTATCGCTACTCTCAAACGCTGTTTGTATGCGTGATAATCCATCTATTGTTGGGGTGGATGCCATGATGATTTTACGATTCCAAAAGGTAGTTGTACGCTTTGTGGCTAGTGCTATTGGATCTCCTTCCGTGCCTGCACTCTGAGGGTAACGATCACACTCATCAACTAATAAAATCCTTATTGGTCTACTGGCTAAACCGCTTGCGGAGTTAGCACCTGTTATGGTCATGTGGCCACCAGGAAACTTCTTGTGCAATACGGTATTCTCACTATCTCTGGATCTAGGCTCTTTCACTTTATCTTCCAGGGCAGGGGATGAAGCAAGCATAGGGGCCAATCTATCTTTTGAAAAGGATCTTCCCATTTCTATAGTTGGTTGTAGGCACATAATAGGGCAGGGATCCTGGCTAATGTAATAACCCAACACATTAAGTAGTAATTCTGTTGCGCCTACTTGTGCGCTTTTCATAAACACTACTGTTTCTATATTGCGATCCACAATGCAATCCATTATTTCTCTTTGATAGGCTGCGCGTGACGTTCTCCATTTGCCTGGCTCTGCGCTAGATTCAGAAGTTAGAAAGCGGTAGTTATCTGCCCACTCGCTAACCAGTAGCTTCTTTGGCGGTTTGAACGCTTTGGCTGTCTCCGTCCAGGCCCATTCCATCGGATTCTGTGTACTCTGATTTGGAGAGTTCGTTAAGTGTTTCATATATCTCATTAGTTAATAATTCTTCTGCTTCTGCGTAGTGGTCTAAACCTATAACCTGGTGCGCTAATTTGGAAGGTAGGTTTAATAGCTTGGCCCTTACGTTAGAAACAAACTCAGTCCAGGTAGATCTAACATCATCAGCTTTTATTAAACTACTGCTCAACACTTGCACTTCCATTTCTGCTTTATCAGCTTGGGCAGACGTTAAGCGCGTCTTGTGTTCAGTAATAGTTCCATCATCGGTGTTCGATGTCATTCTTGCTTTCTTTCTCAAGTAGTTAATGTAAGCCACTCTTGCTCTGTCTAAGTCCATAGGCTTACCAGGCGCGGAAGGCAGTACGTTTTGACTTTTTAACCTTGAAACGTGTTCTGGGCGGCAGTCCAGGTGTTCTGCAATTTCTATGTTTGTAGCCATGTGATTGATGTGGTCAAAAAAGGGCAGTATCTACAAAAATAACGGGGCGCGGAAACCTGTGGCGAACTATCCTCTAGGAAGAACCTATAAACCGCGTAGTATAAGGCTTTCAGCACTATCATTTTCTTCTCATCTCTTTTCTTAATGAGAACTTTAATTCTTTCGGAAAAACATTCTTAATAACATTGTTACCAATCTTGTAGAAAGGAAATCTCTTTGTGTAATTGATTGAAGTTTTAAATGCTATTAAAAGTTTGGGCGTACCTTTCTTTGGATTCGTCCAGACTCCCATACCTTTCTTAGTTGGTCTTACTATGTTGTTGCTCTTAACTAATTGCCTTCCAGGTATGTTTCCATATTTGTTTAGCTTTCTATTCTCTGTTGGCACGGCTTCTGGTCTGCTAGGTGTAGAGACTCCGCCTTCTATCTGCCACTTCAAATACTTTGCAACCACATCTTTAACTTGAACAAATGCTTCAAGATTATTTCTTCTTGCATACTTAATAAAAAATCCATTGGTTGTGAACTTAGTAGGCCTATCTAATTTCTTTTCTGTTTGAACCTTATAGGCCTTCTGTAGTTTCTTAGCTGTGTTGTTTATTGCCCACCTGGTAGCTTCTGGTATGTGCTTCTTAGCTTTCCTACCCAATGATTTAACAACCTGCTTCTGGTTAGTTCTTATATCAAATGACTGTGCCATTAGTTATCCCCCTTGGGAAATTTATTGTTAGTCTTAATATTGAACTTCTTTGCCCATCTGGACACCGTTGCCTTATCAACATCCAGGCTCATTGCTATATCGTGCATGGAGTCACCTTGTTTGATTCTCTTGTTCAATACTTCTTTTATATCTTTTATATCTTGTTTATATTGTCTATTGGTCATAATTAGAATTTATAATAGTTAGTTAAAATTTTTATTTCAAATCTTCACCTATTTTTCCGTAGCCTTGAATGTCCGTCCATGAGTCTTTTAGATCTGGATTGTTTGCTGCTCGCAATGCTTTAAACGCAACCATCATGGCTACTGCATCCGTTGTTGATATCTTCTTACCCAACATCTGTGTCCATATCTCTGACAATGCACCAAAAAATAACTCTGGTCGTCCGTAATCCACGCCTTTTTCTTCAATCAATTTATCTATGTCCATCTTTTCTCCTTTTTATTAATTTAGTTGTTAATTTATGTGCCATTTTTGAATCAGGGTTTTTGTCTGGATGCACCCTGGATAAAATAAAATTCATTTCTTCTTGTGTAAAACCCACATCAGATTCTAGTTCTTTTTGTGTTTTCAACTCCTCAATTAAGTGTTCAATTTGTAACTTCAATCGGTCTATTACTTGTTGTTGGAGTTCTATTGTATTTCTTAACTTTGTCTCTGTTTTATCAGAAGCATCTAAATAAACGGCAGTTGCGCCGTTGTTTACTGTGCCTGAACTGCCAGTTGTGAAATGAGTGTGGAACATATCTTTCTCACTCATATCATCCTGTGAATGGGCTTATTGGCCCAACATCCTTTATATCTTCTTCTGTTACTGGTTTAACTTCCGCACCTGGGAAGTTGCTCTTGATTGCATCTGTAAACACAAATGATTCTTTAGGTATTAGCTTTAGCAATTCTTCTATATGCCAAACACTATCCATACAATTCTCTTTCTTGGCCATTGCTACTGCCTTGGCATAGAAGGCCTTATCCTTCACCACCAAAAACCTTATGTCTTTATAAGTAAATGCCCAGATCTCACCATTCAATTCCTTGTGGCCGCGCGCGCGTACATTCTGTTCACACTTATCGTATGCTCTCAACATGCCTTCTGACATTTGCTCAACGCTAAAGTAATTAGTCTTATTCTTAACTGATTTGAACTTATCGCACATCTGTAAGTAACGAGCGCACAAATCAGGATCTAGTAGATCCGTAAATCTATCTTCTCCCCATCTAATGTTTATCTCAGATCTTCGTTGTTCAACCCTTGCTAATAATTTCATTGCTCTATCTTTTTGTGGGTTAGGCGGTGCCTTATATTTAGTCATCGCTTAAATATGTAGCGCATAAACAAATAGCGCATAAACGCATAATCCTTATAGGATTTTTATGCGTTTTAAGCGTTATTTCTTGTTTCATTTATGTGTTTTATGCGTTTTATGCGTCACTTTATGCGTTTAAAACAACTCCTTATCTGTTGGAATAAACACCCCTGGCTCTACTTCCTCTATCTTTTTATGGTCATTTATTAACGCCTTTTTCGCATTACTTAGACCAGATGTACTCATATCGCCCACTTCTTCTTTTAATTCTTTCTGCGTTACCGTAACCTCATGCACTTCTTCGCCTTTACCTCTAGCTGCTCTAACCTTCCTGGCGTACACCGTTTCTAGTGCTTCCAGGACTATCTTCTGATTAGGCCCTAATTGCTTTTCCTTATTTGGTGCAACGTATATATCAGTAACCAACGCTCCTGATGTGGTGGGTTGTCCTTCTTCATCCAATAAGTGCATAAATTCACACTCATTGAAGCTGAATCGCATAGGAGCCATACCACGCCCATCTTTAATAAGGGTTTGTTCCAGATCTAATGACCAATGGCTGTTATCTATACCTTCATCATTCTTAGATACCTTATATTCAGCGTCCAATGCAGCAGGTAACACGCTAGATCCTCTACCTCTGGATCCTTCTAAGTGTCCTGTGTGATGCACCAAAATAACAGCGCATCTAAATTCTTCCCTTATATAACGATCCACGTTAGCCACAAATCTATTCATATCCTCTGTGCTATTCTCATTACCTGGCCCAAAGTTTCTGGCCAGAGTATCTATAACAATTAGGGTAGGGCGTTCTTTATAAGTATCTTGCAACACCAACGCTTCATTGCGCATCATTTCAGCGTCCAAATTATCTAAGATCTGTACTCCTCTCTCTGAATAATGCAATTTGCTATCCTTCAATGGTTTATTGTTTATTTGCTCCCAACCCAATAAACGTCTGCTCAATCCTCTGTGTCCTTCACCTGCCAGGTATAAACATAGGCCTTGTTTGGTCTTTTTTTCATGCCAATCAATACCTGTAGCAACACAAGCTGCCATATCTATAGTGACGAATGATTTACCTGTTTTGGGTGGGCCAAACATACCTATTAATGAATCTTCTTCTGCTACATTCTTAATCACCCATTTTGGTGGGGTGGCGTTATCAATAGCTTCTGATGCGTGAAAGAATTTAAACGGTCTAACGTCTATTGGCTTCTCATACACCACTTGTTCCATACCAAGATTAGATCTAGCGTTATTAAAGGCCGTTTTCCAATCTGAATTAGCTTCCAGGATCCTGGCTACATCAAAAGCATCGTGAGAATGGCCATCACCTAATAGATCTCCGCCGTGATGGCTATATATAGTGCCATCGTCTAATAAGACGATTCCTGGCGTTTTGCTTGTAGAGTGGGGCGATAAGAAACGATTAGATCCTTTCTTTTCGTACCCATTCTTTTCTAAGATTTCACTAACCGTGAATTTCTTATTAAACAGATCTATTACATCCGCACTATCATTCTTTGTCGGTAATTGCCTTTTAATGGGTTCTGGGGTGAATTTACCCAGGCAATGCAACATCGCTTTCTCCTCAACATCCCAGTTAGACCATAACTCTACTAGCCTATCTGGGAGTAAGGGGATTTCCTCAAAAGATTGGGGTAAGGGTGTTACCCACTCGTAAGGAACGCCAGTAGGGTGGATGCTTGGTGGTAGCAGATCTTGACAACCTGCATTGCCAGTAGAACCGCGTAACTCGAAAACGGTTACTACCTTGTCGCCTTCTTTGTAGGTCAGTTTCTTAATGCCTATGCGTTCAAGATTAGGCATCCTGAATAGAAACTTAATACCTTCACGCGAACCACGCCAACAAGGGTACGCACTTTTCATTGCTGTGGCATCCATCCCCAAATAGTCTTGAAAGACTTTTATAGCATCATCTCTATTGTCTATATCAAGACTGCATGTGCTTGATAAATTATGTATCAAGCCTATGTTCTGATTATCAGTTAATTGTTCAACGTCTACGCCTTTCTGATGCCAATTAGCCGTTTGTGGCCCCTTATGGCCACTTTTCATCGCTACTAATTGAAAGCCTAAAGCGTTGTACTCTTTAGCTGATTCCTTAATTCCCATTTCAAGATCTTAAAATGGTATTTCGTCTGTTGATTCCTCTACTACTGGCTCAGGAGCAGCTTCCACTACTGGCTCTGCATCCCAATCAGCAGGGCGTTCTGCCCATTGGATTATTTCAAATTGTGGGGTTCTGCTAGAACCACGTTGGAACTTCTTTTCCTCGGATCCTGTGTATTTGATAACAGGCAACATTCCTTCCTTCTTTTCTGGGTGATTCATTATTCTTTCATAAATAATATTAATGCCATTTACAGGCCCCCATCCATTGGTAGTCCAGGAATAAACACCTTTTAAATGTTCGTCCTTAAAATAAAGATCCACAGATCTGGCAGGCTTAAAATCCTTTCCTGGGTTCGGATCTGGCTTTAACAGATCTTCACGCCATAAGTATTCAGGTGGTACGCCTGCTTGCACCTTACCCCATCCTGCTTTGATATTTACATAATCAAAAAGAAAAGCACCCATGGCCTTTTCTGATGGCTCTCCATCGTTATACACCCATTCATCTTTTTGTGGTTTATAAGCTACCCACTTAGCTTGGCTTTCGCCCATGTCGTCATTCAACATATTACACTCCTTATTATTAATAATCGTGACCTTTAGATTGTATAAATTTTAGGCTACAAAGAATTGTGAAATTCATCTTTAAGATACTCCAAGTTTTCAGCGCAATAGCCGTCAAAGTCCAAAGGATCTTCTTTGAACGCGAACGCGCGCTTCTCCTCAATGTATTTGCCGTGCATCTCTTTACAAAAATTAAAGAAACGATCCGTCTTAAATTCAGACTTGAATAAATTGGTAACAACCACCTTTATATCTTGCTGTCTTAATCTGGCCAGGCCCTTGATGTCTTTATGTAATACTTCATCAACATATAGCTGTTGTAGTTTTCTCATTTTGTCTGTGTCCATAATTTATAAATTCAAATAAGTACAATTACTTGTTGCAAAGTATATCAATAGGAGTATTATTACAATAACAAAAGGCAACAAATAGAAACAATAAACAAATAAGGGGTAAACAATGAACACATTAAGTAAAGAAAGAAAAGCACAAATTGAAAGATACTGCGCCATAACAGACGCGATAGGACACAACTTCGCGCCACTTAAACTTGTAGATCTGAACTATGACGAAAAAAAAGGATGGGTTAAAACTTTTGAAAAAGTTGATCCAAGTATTTTTGATGATTCTGAAACTGAACTTAGAGAAATATTAGACGCAGTAGATACAAAAAAAATCAAATATTGTGAACATAACGTAACAGGCAAAAGATATAGAATTAATCAAAGAATGAAGATAATGCGTCACAATTTCGATGTAGAAATAGAACAAGAACTTAACTAAGGGGTAAACAATGAGTAGACATTACAGAAAATATAGAGGGATAGAGATAGAGCAACAAAGAACGCCTATGGGTTTAGATAGTGATAATTATTACAGTCATTATTTTTTTAAGGTTAATGGCAAGCTAAACACCGCAGGCTTACTTCGAGATGCTAAAGCTAAAATTGATAGATTAATAACACAAAAAGGAGAGGGGTAAACAATGAGTAGATTAAGACAAGATTCAAAACCTGGAATAGAATACAGATACGGTACTTTATATGAAGTACCTAGTAGCTGCTACGTTGAAGCAACATTCAAACTTCGCAGCAGAGGAAAAAAACTATACATTGCCAAAGCTAAAGGGAAAGATCATTTCAATTTTATAAAAGGTGATGGCACTAAATTTGAGCCTATAAGCGCGTGCGGTTTATGGCTTCTAGAAAAATTACCTGAATATGGGCCTAAGCCTTGTGAAATAAAAATTAATCTAAATAAGCACGGCGTTAGACCTTTTATTGATTGGTATAAAGAAATTATTAACAAAGAGGTATAAGGGGTAAACAATGAAAAATAATATTAAAGAAAACTTTATAAATACTATATTTTTTGAAGGAGATTATATGTC